TTTGCTCCTAAAAGAAAATAAGGAGGGTAGTTTTTACGCTACCCTCCCTATAAAGTGTCTCAATGATTATGAGTTGTCTGCTGCTGTTGCGAATGCAACTGCATCAAGCTCTTCCCATTGTAGACCAAAGCGGACGAATACTGTGTACTCAATTGTGTCCTTCTTTGGTTGGTAGAAACGGTTTACAGTGATGTCACGCTGGAATCCCCATACACGGTTCTGAGGGAATGTAAGATCTACATATCCTGCAGGGTAGTATGGAACTTCCTGAACTTCAACACCAAGAACACGTGTTGTACGTGCTCCACCGAATGTCTGTGCTGCACCATCTAGATAGCTCTGACGGTTAGCAGGTGTTCCTGCTGCGATTGGAGAGAATGCCTCTGCAATTGCATCAGCAAGTGTACCGTTGTTCTTAACAATACCCTGGAATGCGTCTGTACCTGCATAGAACTTTAGGTTGTTCTTGATTGCACGATACTTACGTGGCATTGCAAGGATAATGTCCTGTAGAACAGGAGTTGTCCACTCGTTGTTTGCAACAGTTACGAATGACTCGTGTGCTGCTGATCCTGAAGTTACCTTGTTAACGAAACCATCCATGATTGAAAGGAATGGAGCAGTTGTACCGTCACCGTTGATCGCAAGATCTTCAATGTCGTTTGCAAATGCTGTTGTCATCAAACGAACAAGGTGGTCTTCAAGAGCTCCACCTTCTAGGTTATCTTCAAGTGCTTCTGTTGATACTTCCCAGTCAAGACGAATCTTCTTAGTAGTAAGTTCAACCTTTGAGAATGTTGCTCCTGCATTGGTAAATGTAGGGTCTGCCTGTGCTGCTGCACGAATTACACGCTCACCAACGTTAACTTTTTCAAGTTCCATTGTATTTGCTCGCATTGTAACTCTACGTCCATCTTTAGCGAGAACTGTAGCATCCCACACATAATCAATGAAGCGACGGGCTTGCTCAGGTAGCAAGATACCACCAGGTGTACCTGATGGATTTACTGCGTTAGGACCATCTAGTACTCCCATATTTGCTGTAGCAATATTGCCCATAGTTCCTGTGCGTCCTGCGACTGGAATTGCAGCGTTAGCTGAGCTTCCTGAAGCAAATGCACCATCACCGCTGTGAGCGTGGTCTACTGTTGGAGAACCTGGATAGTTCTTTACGATATCTTCTGACATATTGTTCACCTCCTAGTGATTTTATGTTAGTTGTATAGGTCGGAGAATTTGAGGAAACGTCCGCCCCATAGGGATTTTTGAACCATTACTGGCTCCTGCACGATCTCGCCTAGATCGCCAGACTTGCGGAAAGCGGTGTCTAGCTCTACTAGATCTACTCGCTTGCCAATTTCATTAAAGGTTCCCTTAATTTGATCAACATCAGTTGTTGTTGCATCAAGAGACTTCTTCATGTTCGCAACTTCATCACTAAGTGACTTAATTGTTGCTGTTAGATCGCCAAAGGCATTAGTAACAGACTCTTTAATCTCTGTAATTGCATTTACAATTACTTGATCAGCCTTTTCAGCATCTTCTGATGCTTCTTCTGCTGGAGCCTCTGTTGCATCTTCTGGTGAAGATGTAGCACTATCATCCGCAACTTCGTCAGACTTAGCTGTTTCAACTTCAGGTGCAACTTCTGCAACTGCTGTCTCTACATCCAATGCCTTCTCTGCTACTGGCTGTGCCTCTGGAGTGACCTCTGCTGATACGCTTACTTCTGCTTCTGCAACTGGTGCTTCTGCGACTGCTGTTGTATCTTCTGTCATAGGACTTACCTCCTTGTTAATCTTAGAAGAATCTATGCCTTTAGCACTATCAACTAAGAATTTTATCATATCTACTTTATCTTTATCTGACTTTTCTACAAAACCAATATTTTTCATTTCTTCACCAGAGATTGGACTAAGTTGTTTCTCTTCTTCAGAAGTTAAAACAATTCCATTGTCCTTGTCATAGAATACGTTCTCAATAATAGTATCCATTCCATCGCCCTTGATTACATCAATGCCGTCAACTTTTTCAACTGACACAATGCTTGCAAATTGATTTGCTGGTGAATCTACTAAAGATAGTTCTACCAAATCATATTGCTTAATAACTCTAATTGTTTTATCAAGTTCTTCATTGTATGCATCATCCCACTTGTTCATTCTTCCACCAATAGAAAAACCAGTGTATGTGCCGTCAAGAACCTTTTCCCATGCATCTTGTGCACCCTTGGAAATATATGTAGAAACATAAACTCCCTTATAAAATTTCTTTGTCTCTGGATCAAAATATTTTTCTTCTTTAAAGTTAAGCATTTTACCAACAGCTGAAGGTTGATGCATTTCACGAATGTTTCCACGGAATCTGGAAAATGCATCCATAGATGCCTCTGTGGTTACTATGTCATCCTGCTTGTCAATATTGTCTAGTGATGCAAAACCTGAGACTATTCTGCGCTCTTGGTCTACTTTTCCAAAGGGCATTGATAAGCGAACTTTGTCACCATCAGTTGTCCAAAATGCCTTATTTGTATTCATTGTGTATTCTATTATACCAAACATTTATAGGGTTTTCTCAAGTATTGAGATAGTGCCAAGTTGGACCTAGTTTCTATATAAAACTAAGCAACCTTGATGCCGTACTAAACTATAATACCATACAGTTCAAGCTCTTTTTTTGCAGTCTCTTTTGTTATATTGTTTGTACCAGCTAATACCCAGTTCCACAGCGGTGCACCTGCGCTACCATAGTAATAATCATAGTTGAAAAATCCAGGCACCTTGTGTTTTGACCTTTCTAGAATTTCCCTAGAGAAAGGTGTAAGGGTTTTACCAGAGGAAATATGTCTCCAGAACTCTGAATCTGTTCTTCCACCTTGATAGTGTATTACTAAAAAATCACGTATATCATCATATAATTTTTGCATACGAGAGTTATATCTTTTTTGTCCAACTAGGTCATATGTTTTTTCCCAGGTATCTGACATAAACTCAAAACAAAATGTAACAAGTTGAACTATGGTTGTATGTATTGAGGTTGCTTCTAGTGGTTCTGCGAAAGACGAAGCAAGCCCTAAAGCAAGACAATTCTTTTCCCAAAGAACATCGCATCTTCCAGACTCAAATTTTATTACTTTTATTGGATCAATTTCATGACCTAACAATAGCTCAACTTCTTTTTGAGCATCTTCTACAGATATATACTTATCAGAAAAAACATAGCCACACCCAATACGACTTGCTGTTGGAATTTGCCACATCCATCCAGCTGACAATGCATGAGCCACCGTTAGTGGTTCTGGATTATCTTTTGGCCTTGGCAGAATAAATGGTATTGCAGTATTTACTGGAAGATTTTCTGAATAAGAGTTCCATTTAACACCTAGAGCCTTCATCAATATACGTGAAAATCCTGTACAGTCAACAAACAAATCTCCAAAAACCTCTTTGTTATTTTCTAATATTAAACTTTTTATTGATCCATCTTCTTTTAACGTTACCTTACTAACAATGCTATCTATGTGGTTAACTTTGTTTTCTAAAATTTTCTTAAAATGTTTTCCTATAAGAGTTCCATCAAAATGAAGTGCTGTGACTTCTGTATAGTTTTTATCTATAAAACATTTTCCTAGTTTAGAGGATGCATGCATTCCTTCAGGACCCTCTTTGCAAAGAGCAATTAAAAAATCAACATCTGGACTAAAGCTATGAGTTTCAGTTCCATCTAAAGGTGCATAATAAGAACTTCCATCTCCTGTCCAATTTTTATGTCTAATTCCTAGTTTTAATGTTGCATCAGTATTTGCCATAAACTCAGAAATATTGCTTCCAGTATCAAAAAATTTATTATTAAGTACACGTGTTAGTATTCTAGTAGATCCTTCTCCAGCTCCTATAATTCCTAACTGAGTGGATTCAACTAAAGTTACATTATGTTTATTTGGTTGAGAGTTAGCAAAGAAAAGTGCTGCAAGCCAGCCAGCAGTGCCACCACCAGCAATTACTATGTTCATATAGTTACCCCAACTACTGAGATGATCTACCTTCGCCTTTTGGATTTCTTCCAGCCACGGTTGTAGTACTATCTGATGCGTTGTTTGATCTTTCTGCATCACGTGCCCTTGTTTTTCCAGAGTTAGCTCTTGAGTCAGCTGCTTGTCTTGGACTTAGCTCTAATGGCTCATCACCATGTTCAGCCTGTGGCAAATCAAGAATTTCTCTTGCTTCATTAGGAAGCATTATTTGATTCTTTACATATCGTTCAAGAATTTGAGATTGAGCAATTTCATCTGTAAGAGTAAGTTCATTAAACCTAAACTCTAATATGTCTGTCTTTTCTTTAATTATTTTGTTAATTATTTTTTCAAGATCTTGTTGTGCTGGACGAGATACTTGCTCTTTAAATGTACGATCTTGAGCTAAAGATCCAGCTGTTGCTCCAGACTCTGACCCTCCAAGTTTAGAAATTGGAACTTGATGTGCAATTAAAATATCATCTCTATTTTGTTTACGATACTCTTTAAATGATCCATCTTGAATACCATTTTCAATTGGATCCATCTTAAATTCAACCTTGTTATTATCATTGTCTCCAGGAAGCGGTATATACAGAGTTCTATGTGACTGAGCTTTTAAGCCAGTCTGCAAGAAGCGAAACATCTTGTCTTCTGCATCTGAGGAAAGCTTAGCACCCTTCAATGTAATAACATATCTTGGAACAGCCTTATTTTCAAAGTAGTCAATGTTGTATTGTGATGCAAGCTGATCTCCAATTAGTGATGGGAAAGCTGCAACAATATCTGGTACTCCATAATAAGTGTTTAAGGGAGAGTAATCTTTAAAGTGAATAATCTCATTTGGACGATTATCTTCTGTAAGAGGGTTAGAATTTTTTGCTCCAAAGTTTTTAAAATAAACAACCTTTGGTCCAATAATCTGAACAAATCCATCACGAAGTCTACGAACTCTCATCGTAATTGAAGGAATGTGTCCAACATATCCAATTTCCCCAGCAACGGTTCTACCAATTTCCAGATAACCATTTCCAGTAGACTGTAGGTCTGTAAAAACCTTTTCCATTGTTCTTGTAAAGCTATCATCGTCATTAAGAGATTCAAGCCAGTCACGTAATTCAAGTTTTGCACGTTCAATTCTTTTGCGAGCACGACCAACAGCATCTGCATTATCGTTTGACTCAAGACTTAAACTTGTTCTATCTGTTACATCAAAACGGTATCCAAGGCCTACAACATTTTCTACTTTTGCATCAATAGCAGCATGGTTAGCAAAAGATGTATCATAAAAATTAGCAAGCTCATATAAGTTATATGGTGGAGTAATTACATCAAACAGTCCATATCCATTTCGGTATACAAGTCCAGGATTAATAGCTTTTGATCCTGTTTCATTAATTCCTTTTGGATCTGCATTAGCAGAGTCAAGATATGATGTTGATAATAAGTCAATATTTGCATTTGTAGCAAGATATCCACTAGCGTTTGATGCCTTGTTTACTTGTCTTGTTACACGACGTTTAAAGTTTTCTTGTATACCGCCTAAACTTTTTAATTCATCCCAAGACTTATTAAATGGGTCGCTATTCTTGAATGGGTTTTCTTGTTTTTCTGTTGTTCCAAGTCTTGCTTGAATATAGTCGTTATTGTAGTCGTCACTCATCAAAAGCATCCTTACCTGATTTATTTAATGTTTGCTGAGCAGCATGCCAAGCACCTAGGTCATTCATAGACGGAATAAGCCCAGACTTCATTCTGTCTAGTTGAACAGAGTGCTCTTCATCATCAATTCTTGTAAGTCCAGGAACAAAGACTGCCTCTCCGTCTCCATCATCTCCATAGTATTTTGCTGCTTGTTTTAATTCTGATATTTTTGCTAAATCATTACGCATTGACTCTATGTTTAAAACATTTCCTTGTCCGTCTGTAAACCATTTACCATTTGATTTTTTGTATACATATAGTCCCCAGTTATACTTTTTTTCAATAACCTGTCTACGTACATTTTTTACAAGAGGTTCGCCAGTTTCTGGATCAATTAATGATTTCATAAACTTTAGTATACCATATTACACTGGTACCTTGACCTGAACCTGCCAAGATGTGTCCTTATATACCTTTATTTTTACAGAGTCAAACGACATTCCTTGATTATCATCAATAATGATTTTGTTTGTACCAATGTATGTTTTATAGATCTCAACTGGGTTTGAGCCATAAAGATCTACAGTAGATAACACAAGAAGTCCATTCCAAGTATAGTTATCTAACCAATACTGCCAGTCTAAATCATTTTCTCCATCATTTTGCACTCTTGACCATGGGCGATTTATAGATTTCTGTATTTTTTGAACCCCTGTTGCCTGATAATAAGATATATTATTGAATAGAGCTGACCCAGTTAGGTTAATAGCTCCAAGATATGAGTTGAAGTTAAGAGACTCTGGGAAAGCAATAGCTAAAACTCCCCACTCATTTTTTGTTATTCTTGGCTCTCTAACAAGGTTGCCATTCCAAAAATAAGAAATTCCTTGATATTCTTCATTAGTTGATTCACTTCTTGCAACAATTTTTCCACGTGTTCCATTTATATTATCAGAAGAAACATAGAATTTTATAGTATCTCCTTTATAGTTTATTTCAAACAAGTTTTTTTCTTCTAATGAAAAGAATAAACTATCGTACCTCATCCAAAGCTGTATTGCATTTACTTTATAGTCTAGTGCTAATGAACTATTTATTGGAACCGATATACCACGACTAGTTTGCAATTCAGTGTTTCCACTTACTTTTACACCAGAATCTCTAGTTAAATAAAGGTATGGAGTGCTTCCTTTGTAAATATTGAATGGATTTTTTGACTTATAGTCATAATAAACTCCTGATTTTTTAAATGGAAAAATATTTTGTCCAAATCTAGTTCCAACTGGATTAAAAGAGTTGTCATTTAATGCTTGAGATGCAATCTCTAATTTTTTAATAGATACTGGATTTTTGTTAATTGCAACTGAATTAACTTCAATATGGTAAACAATTGCAATTTTATTAAAGTCAATTTTTTTGCTTGGATAAATAATTGTATTGTTTACTACTTCAAACTTTGTTGTTTCCCAGTTTTCAAAGGAATCAATGTCAATTACTAAACTATCTTGTATCCCCTCAACAGAAGTAAAGAATGAGTCTAAATTGTTTGCTCCATCTTCAATATATTGAAAACTTATATATGTTTTTATTGTTGAGTTTGATGTGTTGTATCTGTAAGTTGCAACTGATCTATTTTCTATGTCTGTATAATCTTCCCAGTTAGTTAACAAAAAGTTATCAAGTTGACCGTAATTTTTTTGCACTGGAAATAAATATTCATTTTTTAACTCTGAATATGTCCAACTTGACAACTCTTCATATTCTGAAGTAATAGAAGGTGATGGGACATCTATATTAAACTGTAAAAAGTCAAGATCATAATAGCTTTTACCTTTAGAGTTTGTAACATATTTTGCAAAATAAGACAATGGCATATAGTCTTCCCAATATCCATAAGAGTTAATGTCAAGAAAATAATTGTCATATCTTTCAAATGCCACTAAGGTATAGCTTGCAACGTGATTAATCATTTCATCTACTGATGAATTACTTATCAATCCATCATGGCTAAAGTTTTCTTTAATTAGGTTTTCATTTACTTTACTTGATATTCCAAAATTATAAATATTACCAGTAAAAGAATTATCTGGATTGCTATCTCCTCCAACATATATTTCTAATCCATTTTTATTTCCAAAAAACGATGCAACATTTCCGCCAAAATGATTAACTAGCTTTTCAATATTTATTCCAGCAATATATTTTTCTCCAGGGATTATTCCAGAAAATACGGTAGTAGGGGTTCCACCTTCTAGTACGCTGTCCCAGGACACTGTATTATAAAAGCCAGCATCAATAATTGTTCCTTCATCATCATAAAAGCTTTGATATACAAAATCATCATATATTGTTTGTTCTTCTCCATTATAAAAAAGAGAATAATTTATATGATCATCTTCTTTTGTTACAGAAAAATAATTTTTTGTTATTGAGTTATAAATTGTAAAAAGTGTCTCTCTAGATGTAACATTTATTGAACTAAAAATACCATATAGTGCTACTGGTTCATTATTTATAACGTTAAAGTTATTAAAATTAAAATAAGAGTGAACACCATTCCAAGAGCTGTTTGGCCTAAAAGTAATAAATTTATTTTCTTCATCTTGAATTTCTTTATTGTCTGTGTAAAGATCTAACAGTGTTTTGCCCTGAATAGATATATTTGGCAAAGAGTATTGTGGAGTAGATAAAGATTGTGAAGTTGTGGTTAAGTTATCAAAGCTTCCTTGTTCCCATTTTGCAAAATTTGGATACGAGTAGTTTGCTGTATATCCAGAAAATGGGTAGTCAATGAATGTTGATGATCCACTATATGACAAGTCAATAGATTCTGGTGATACAACTGCCTGTCCATAAACCCATCTTCTTTTTGCTACTGTTATTGGAACCTGATAAGGATATATAGAAATACAGTCAACCTCAAAAGGATTTATGTCTTCGTATGAATAAAAACCAAGCCAATCTTGATCTTTACCTTGTGCGTCTAGTTCATCTGGAAAAGTTAAATCATTAATATTAAAATTAAAGGACAAAACCTGTTCTCCATTGATTAAAAGAGATGCTGTATCTTGCATAAAACGAATATGAATAAGCATTGGCCTATACCATTCACCAACAAAGTGTGAGGCAAAATTATTTCCAATTGAAAGAGTTAAAAATCCACCATTTATGTATAGTCCATCTGTTGACGATATTGGTCCAAATATTCTTTTGTCTAGGAATGAGTCTGAATTGATTCTTGCCCAAAACTCTACAGTGTAGTTATTATATTTTCCTTTGTTGTTTAAAAATCCTTTTCCTGGAACAATTAAAGATGCTCCAGAACTTACATTAAGTTTTGTTAAATTTGATGATCCAAAAACTAATGGGATGCTTGTATTTCTTGCTAAAAGTCCAAGGGCTGAAAGATAATATCCTGGAGTATCTTGAATTCCATAGTTAAAAGCTTCAACCCCTTGCATTCCACCGTATGAAGATATTGAAGATGGAATTTCAATTGTCTCTACTCCAAGTGAAGATGTGTTAAATTCTTCAGACCATTGACCAGCAGAAACTCCGTTTATGTAATATATATAATCGTCCTCAATGGATCCACCATTTAATGTATTTATCTTTATTACTACTCTAAACTCTGCAGACTCATTTGGAGTGTTAAAGGTTTCTGATAAAAATATCCAAGCATTAGAAACATTTGTTTCAAAAGTTTTTAAGTTTTGATAAACTAACAATGATGTTGGATCAGTATACTCATATCCAATTGATACAGATTGTGTATAAGGACTATCTATGTATATGTATGAACCAACACAAAAATTTCCATACTCTGAATCAAAGGTTGAAAAGTTTGCAAGGTCTGGACTAATACAAACTATTTCATTTGTATCTCCAGATGGCACTAATCCTTTTATTACCGTAGTTGGACTATCTTTAAATGGTTCTCCAAGAACATCTACTCCAGAAAATGCATTTGCTCCAGTTATTGTCCAAGAGGCTTCAACATCTCTTTGTGATTCTTGAATTAAGCTTAGATAGTCTAGTTTTTCATC